CCTCTTTTTTAATGAAAATAAATACGCTGTAAGGGATAGCAACCCCTCTAAAAGTTCTGTTTTGTATAAAACAGGAGCTAAAATGGGTAATTCACCTGTCGATAGAAACAAAGACTACATGAGAGAGATGTGGGGCACGAATCGTCTCGCCTCTGATTATGGATCTATGCAAAGAATCAACGTGCATGAGGAGAAGAAGGAGTTTCTTCAAGAGATTATGGACTATGAGAAGTCTCATGACCTGAAGAAACAGTCGCAACTTCATGAAAAAATCAGAAATGATGATGATTATGATGACTGGGAGTATGGCACAGAGCCAAATTATGGAAATCCCTGGGCTTAAGCATAAATAAGTCAAGAAAACTCTCTGACCAAATGGCAGTCACAAGGATATCAAGAGCATTTAAGGACATTAGTCTGTCTTTTGAACCACATCCTGTGACAAAAGACCTTCCAATCTTAAAAAATGAGAATGCAATACGCCGCTCTGTGAGGAATTTAGTGGAAACTATTCCTACAGAGCGATTTTTTCAACCTCTTCTGGGGTCTGATGTGCGTGCTAGTCTATTTGACTTTGTTGATTACGGCACTGCGACTGTAATTCAAGAGCAAATATTGACAACGATTGAAAACTTTGAGCCTAGAGTGGCAAATGTTGACGTTCAGGTCAATCCACAACCTGATGATAACACCTTTGAGTGTAATATTATCTTCGATATTATCGGTCAGGACTTTCCGACTCAAGAATTTACATTTATACTAGAGGCAACAAGGTAGTAATATGCCTTTTACTAAGTTTACAAACCTAGATTTTGACCAGATAAGGGCGCAGATAAAGGATTATCTTCGTGCAAACTCCAATTTTACGGATTTTGACTTCGAAGGATCTAACTTCTCAGTCCTTATCGATACTCTTGCCTATAATACCTACATTACGGCATTCAACTCTAACATGATTGTCAATGAATCCTTCTTGGATTCGGCAACATTAAGAGAAAATGTCGTTTCATTGGCAAGAAACATCGGTTATGTACCTCGCTCCAGAAGCGCCGCTAAGGCATCTGTGACGATAGAGGTAGAAACAGACGTAGATACCCCTACATTGACCTTAGTGGAGGGTCTGGTATGCGTAGGAAGCGTTAGCAATACAAATTATATCTTCTCAATACCTGAAAGTATTACTGCCACAGTGAAGAATGGTAAGGCAACCTTCTCAAGTATTGATATCTACCAAGGCACCTTCTTAAAAAACCTGTTTACTGTTGATGGATCTCTCGATCAGAGATTTATTTTGAATAATTCCTTCATTGATACATCAACAATCATTGCAAAAGTCAAGGGTGCTGGTGAAACTGGCGAAGGAAGACAATATTCACTCGTCGATAACATCTTAAACGTCGTATCAACCTCTGAAACCTTCTTGATTCAGGAAGTTCAGGACGAAAAATACGAATTATTGTTTGGTGATGGGTATTTTGGCAAAAAGTTAGAGAATAATTCAGTCGTTACGGTCTCTTACATCGTTACTGATGGCACTGAGGGCAATGGTGCATCTAGTTTTGCCTTCTCTGGGCGTGTAGTTGACTCGGTAAACAGTGTTGTTGCTCCAACAAATGTAACATTAACTACAAATAATGCCTCTGCCAACGGTGGAGACATTGAAAGTGTCGATTCTATCAAGTATTTTGCCCCACGTCTCTATTCTTCACAGTATAGAGCAGTAACTGCAAGAGACTATGAGGCAATTATTCAGTCAATCTACCCAAATACTGAGTCAGTATCGGTTGTTGGTGGTGAAGAGTTAGACCCACCACAGTTTGGAAACGTTATTATCAGCATCAAACCAAAGAATGGTGATTATGTTTCCGATTTTGACAAGCACAACATCCTGACGAAACTGAAAAACTATGCCCTGTCTGGTATCAACCAGCAGATTGTAGACCTTAAGGTTCTTTATGTTGAGATTGACTCTGCAGTTTACTATAACAACTCACAGGTATCGAATGTTAATGACCTGAAGAGTGATATTACTAGCACTCTGAATACATTCTCCACATCAACTATCAATAAGTTTGGTGGTAGATTCAAGTATAGCAAACTGTGTCAGACTATTGATAATGTAGATAATGCCATTACTTCTAATATCACCAGAGTTCGTATTAGAAGAAACTTGAAGGCACTGATTAATCAGTCTGCTCAGTATGAGTTATGCTTCGGTAATAAGTTCCATAAGAATCCTTCAGGGTTCAATATCAAGAGTACTGGATTTACTCTTGCATCAAGAATAGGCACATTCTACTTTACAGATGTACCTAATCCAACTGGAAACATGGGTATCATCTCTGTAGTCAAGGAAGACCTACTTACCGGCGAAAAAATCGTTGAAGTTAAGTCGGCAGGCACCGTTGACTATGAGAAAGGTGAGATTATCATCAATACTCTGAATATTACATCTACAACAGCAGCAAACAATATTATTGAGATTCAGGCATTCCCAGAATCCAATGATGTGATTGGTCTGAAAGACCTATATCTAAGCTTTTCTGTTGCCGATAGCACCATAAATATGGTTAAGGATACGATTAGTTCTGGCGAACAGATTTCTGGCGTCGGATATAAAGTTACTTCTAGTTACTTAAACGGAGAACTAAAGAGGGTATAAGATGATAAAAACTGGATTTGAGACGAGGGTAAAAGTTCAGCAAGTTATTGAGAACCAGTTACCAGAGTTTCTACGTTCCGAAAGCCCAAAGGCTGTAGACTTCCTAAAGCAATATTACATATCTCAAGAATATCAAGGCGGTCCAATGGACCTTGCCAACAATCTTGACCAATATCTGAAGTTTGACAATCTTTCCCCAGAAGTTATTTCTGGAGAAACAACTCTTTCTGCAGGTATTTCTTCAACAACTGATACCGTACAGGTAGCATCCACAAAAGGATTTCCTGCTGAATATGGTCTGTTCAAGATTGACAACGAAATCTTTACTTACACAGGCATCACTACAAACTCGTTTACGGGTTGTGTAAGGGGTTTCAGTGGCATCACATCGTATAGAACCCAACTCAATGCCGAAGAGTTGGTATTCAGCACCTCAGAGCGGGCAGCACACACCTCTGGCACTACTGTTAAAAACCTGAGTGTTGAGTTTCTGAAAGAGTTTTACAAGAAACTTAAGTATTCCTTCACTCCTGGTCTTGAGAATGTTGATTTCGTTTCTGACCTGGATGTAAATAACTTCATCAAAGAAGCAAGGACTCTCTATCAATCAAAGGGTACTGAAGAGTCATATAGAATCCTCTTCAATATTATCTTCGGTGTAACCCCCAAGGTTGTTGACCTTGAAGGGTATCTTCTGAAGCCATCAACTTCTGAGTATCTGAGAAGAGAAGTTGTTGTTGCTGAAAGAATTTCTGGTGACCCAAACAAACTTCTTGGTCAAACTATCAAGAAGTCAACCGATGAAGAAACTCAAGCTTCAGTATCTGAAGTAGAAATCTTTACTAGGTCTGGTATCACAACTTATTATAAGTTAAATCTTTTTGTTGGATATGACGACAAGGATTTAATCGAAGGGACATTTGATATTCAACCTAAATCAAAAGTTATCAATCCAGTTTCGGTAGGATCTTCAGTAATCACTGTAGACACCACTATTGGATTTACTGAGTCTGGCACTTTAATTTCAGGCGACAATACTATCACATACACAAGCAAAACTGTAAACCAGTTTTTAGGTTGTAGTGGTGTTGAGACTGCAATATCTACTACAGATGAGATTCGCACCAGTGAAGTATTTGTTGGTTATGAAGATGGGGATATATCCAAGAAGGTTGAGATTAGAATCACTGGTGTAATCTCAGACTTTGAGCAAAGAAGTGATATCCTTCTTTCAACAGAAGGTCAGCAAATATATGTCAAGAATGTTGGTGAGAAAGTTTTAAATCCAGATTCAAATAGCAGTTATAAGCAAATCTTTGCAAACTCATGGATTTATAACACGAGCTCCAGATATCAAGTAGAGCAAATCAGTGGCTCTGCATTCAAGTTGAAGTCTAGTGTTGATAAATCCAGCCTTAAAGTTGGTGATAAGGTAGACATTCTTCAGGGCAATACTGAGACTGTCGCTCATAGCAACGCTGAAGTTGCTTCCGTTTCTGGTAGCACTGTTACCTTAAATAACCTTTCTGGATTCACTCACAATACTTCTCTTGATTATACAATCAGAAGAAAGTTAAATACTGCCTCCAGCTCTGGCACTCCTCTGCTTTATGGTAATGATGTATTGACAACAGATGTACAGAATGTTTATTTTGAGAATGATGAGTATTACTACGTTGCATCAAACTCTTTACCCTCATATGAGGTAACTAAGACTGTTAAGAAGGCAACCATTTCGTCTGCAAGTGGTTCTGCTTTACAAGGATATAGCAGCAGCACTGAGAAGTATAATACACTTTCTTTCCCATCCAGCGTCCCCTTCATCACTGGAGATAAGGTAAAGTACTCTGCATCTGGCACAGCACTTTCTGGTATGCCTGAAGGTGTATATTATGTTAAGGTGCTCTCCCCCAATAACAAGATAAAGTTATACCTCTCAAGAGCTCTTATTCAAATTGATACACCTGTTGAGTTTACATCAACATCTTCATCAGGGTCTCACACATTTGTCTTAGTAGACCAGGAAGATGAGAAGATATATCCACAGAAAATCTTCAAGAAGTTTCCATCATCTAAGAATATCAAGATTGGAAACAAAACTGAAACTATTCCTGGATCTACAGGATTATTTGTCAATGGCGTTGAAATCTTAAACTATAAGTCTGAAGATAAGATTTACTATGGACCTGTATCAAAACTTCAGGTCTAT